TATTTGCGAATTGCGATTGTTTTCCGTCTCATAATTGTCGACTTATAGTCTTAAAAAGGGTAGACACTAGACAAATTATAGAAAATATGTTTCAAGTATCCCACTCAGATAAGTGTTGTGGTAGGGTTTTATTCAAAGTTTTGGTTGGGTGCTGTTTGACATATTATCAGAAAAATGAAGATCAATTGATAAAATTTTTTGAATGTGGAGGTCAAAACATTGAGAATGCAAGTTGTGTAAGTCCTTTCATGAGAATCATTGGTCAGTGTTTGCAGTGTTTTAAGAGCAAAGACTTGTACCTTATGGAAATTATGTATGTGCAGCAGTACAGGATAGATTTTAAAATCAGCAGACAAATCAAGATCATGAGTGTGGTATAGTGCAGTGATCTATTAGAGATAGAGGTGTTAAAGCTATGTAGATTAAAGCTGGTGCACAGTAACTATAGAAGAAACAGCAGACGCACTTCAAAAAACATTTGGTAAAGGTGGAAAGTTCGGTGGTGCAACAGATGAATTAGCAAACACATTTGAAGGTACTCTATCAATGATTGGAGATAAGTTTTTCAATTTTAAAAGAACAATATTAGAAGCTGGTTTCTTTGAAGGTCTTAAAAAACAATTTGGTGATCTTAATAAAGCATTAGAAGAAAATTCTGAAATGATTGAAAAATTAGGAGTTGGTGTAGGAACTGTTTTAGCATTGGGAGTTGAAAAATTAGCCCAATCAATTAAACTTATTGCAGAGTATTCAAACCTAGTAAAAGAAACATTTAAAATAATTATTTCATATAAACTTGCTAAACTGTTTTTAAATATAGCTAGAGCATTAGTAGGAGTTGTTGCTGGAATGAAAGCAATTGCTATTTTATCTGGCCCAGTTGGTATTGGTTTAGCTGCTGCTGCTGCTGTTGCTGGTACTGCTGCTTATTATCTTTTAGGAAAAGAATTAGATTCTATTGCAGAAAAAATTGATAGAAATCATGAAAAATTTAAAACAGGAGAAATTCCTGATAGAGGTAGAGGCATGGGACAATATACTGTTATTTCACCCAAAGAAATGGAAGCAGTAGATACATTCTTATATAACACTGTAAGTGAATTAGAATATAAAATACCAAGTGAAACTGAAAAAGCTATTGCTAAATTTAAAGAATTAAATTCAGGTGCTTTAGAAGATATTAAAAATAAACAAGAAAATATAAAAATGATTATTGCAGATGGTATTAATAGTGGTATTACAAAAATGTCAGAAGCATTAGCAAGATCAGTAGTACTTGGAGAAAAATTATCAGACACTTTAAGAAACATAGCACAACAAATTTTAGGTAAAATTATTGCACATTTGATAGAAAAGATAGCAAGACAAGCTATCTCGATTGCTATGGAAAATACTCAAATAGCACAGTTGATGACAAAATTAGGAATTGAAAAAATGATTACACACGAAAAAACTAAACAAAGTGTAATGAAAGGTGTTTCTACTGGTGGTGATTTATTAACTGGTATCATGGGTAGCTTTGCTAGTGGTGGTGCAGTATCTAAAGGAGAACCAATTCTTGTAGGAGAAAATGGTGCTGAAATGTTTGTACCTAATCAATCAGGACAAATTACTCAATCAGCTAGAGGAACTGGTGGTGGAAGTACAACAGTTAATTTTAATATCAATACAGTAGATGCTAGAGGATTTAACGAACTACTAACTCAAAGTAGAGGAACAATAACTCAATTAATTAATCAAGCTGTTAATGAGAGAGGTGCGAAAAGTATTATATAATGTCAGGTGCTTTTCCTATATCAACTGCAAAATTTGGAACTTTAGGAATAAAGTCAATTCAAAATACTATTATATCTAAATCAATATCAGGTAAAAGATTAGTTAGACAAATAGATAATCAAAGATGGTCATTTTCAGTTCAAATTATTACTGGCAAAAGATCAGATGTCTATGGAGAGTTAATGGCTTTTATAATTAAACAAAGAGGTCAAAAAGAAACCTTTACAATTATCCCACCAGAAGTTGAAGATGCTAGAGGTAATGAAGATGGAACAGTATTAATAGATGGAGTTCACGCAGTAGGAGATACTACAATATTAATGAATGGCTTTGGTGCAGATGGTGCTGGAAGATTTAAAGCTGGAGATTTCTTAAAGTTTGCTTCTCATTCTAAAGTTTATATGGTTGTAGCAGATGTAACCAGTTCAAGTAATGCAGCAACAGTTACAATAGAACCACCTTTACTTATAGCACTAGCAAATGATTCAGTAGTTACTTATGACAATGTTCCTTTTACAGTAGCACTAACAACTGATGTTCAAGAGTTTGGAGTATCAGGTGCAGATAAAGATGGAAATTTATATTACGAATACCAATTTGATGTTGAAGAAGCTTTATAGATGAAATATAAAGTCAAATATTGGATTAGTGTTGATTTTTTAGCAGAAGAAATAATCGAAGCTGATGATTTTAATACTCAATCTTTGAATCAAGGAAAATATAGCGACCCATCTAAAAATGCTAGTTATATTGTCAATGATGCTATAAAAATAACTAGAAGAACATTTGAGGAATATGACGAGAAACTTAACAACAGCATTAAAGAATGAATTAGCAACTTATGTATTACGACCTATTCATCTTATATCTTTTGGATTTTCCACACCAGTTAATCTAACTGATTGCTCATTCCCATTAACAAGTTCAATTTCAGGAAGTTCTCTTACTTATACTCCATCAGCTTTTGTTCAAAATTTATCTGAATTTACAGAAGAAGTCGGTATTACTAAATCATCTTTAAGAATAGGTTTATCAGGTGTAGATCAAACTTTTATATCTCTTTCTTTAAGTGAAAATATTGTTAATGATTCTGTATCTATTCACAGAGGATTTTTAGATACTGATAACACAATAATTGCTGACCCATTTCTTTTATATGATGGACAAATAGATAAATTTGAAATCAATGAATCTAAAACAACATCAGATATAATTTACACAGTAGTTTCTCATTGGGCAGACTTTGAAAAAAAGAATGGCAGAAAAACAAATCCCACTTCACAACAAAGATTTTTTAGTACAGATGTTGGAATGGAATTTGCATCAGAAACAGTACAAGATGTAAAATGGGGTAGAGAATAATGGAAATAAGACAATGGCAAAGAAAAGACTTTCCACAAATGATAGAAATTGGAGATAAGATGCACAAAGAAGGTGGCTATCAAAAGCTATCTTATAACAGAGAAAAGTTAAAAAGATTTGCAGATGTTTTAATTGATAAACCAGAAAAAGCTATGGGGTTTGTTGCAGTAGAAGGTGATGTAGTAATTGGAATGATGATTGTTCATTTAAGTAGATATTTTTTTGGAGATGATTTATTTTGTTTTGATTTATTGCTATATGTTACTCCAGAAAAAAGAAAAAGTATTAAAGTTCCTATTAGACTTATTAATGCTTCAACAGATTGGGCTAGAGAAAAAGGTTGTAAAGAATTTAGACCAGGTTCTAGTGTAGGAATTAAATCAGCTAAAGTAGAAAAACTTTATAATTTTATGAAGTTTGAAACAATAGGAAATGTATTTACAAAAAGGTTATAATTATGTGTCCAAATCCCCTTGATATAGTTGAAGATGCAATTGATTTTGTAGTTGATGTTGTAGTAGATGTCATAAGTTGGTTAATACCCACTCCTGAAATTCCTGATTTTGGAGTAGGAGAAGTTGATGATTATGCAACAGGACTTTTATTAAATAAACAATCAAATGACGCATCAATTCCTGTAGTTTATGGAGAAAGATTAATTGGTGGAACTAGAGTAATGTTACAAAGTTCTGGTGCAACCAATGAATTTTTATATATTTGTTTAGCAATTTCAGAAGGAGAAATTAGTGCAATAGATGAGATTAGAATAAACGATCAAACGGTTACATGGTCAGGAAGTTTAACAGATAACACTCAAAGAACAGTTGCTAGTAATGATGCTAATTTTTATAAAGCTGACCCAACAGTAGATGGTTCAAGTGCTGAATCATTAATTACAGTAGAACCTCATTTTGGTACTGATGGTCAATCAGCATCATCTTTACTTTCTTCATTAAGTAATTGGGGAAGCAATCATAAATTAAGTGGTATTTGTTATTTAGCATTAAAATTCAAATGGAATCAAGACGCATTTTCAGGAGTACCAAAAGTACAAGCATTAATTCAAGGAAAAAAAGTTGTAAGTTATAATTCAAGTCTAGTTGCACAAACAGCAGCTTACTCAACTAATCCAGCATGGTGTATGCTTGATTTTTTAACTAACGAAAGATATGGAAAAGGATTAGCAACAACAGATATTAATTTACAAAGTTTTTATGATGCTTCACAAATTTGTGTAACACAAGTAACTCCTTATTCTGGTGGAAGTGATATAAATATATTTGAAACAAATGCTGTTTTAGATACTTCAAAAAAAGTTTTAGAAAATGTTAGAGAACTTATAAAAGGTTGCAGAGGTTATCTTCCTTATATTGGTGGTCAATATAATTTAGTTATTGAAACAACAGGCTCATCTACATTGTCATTAAACGAAGATGATGTATTTGGTGGAATTAAATTACAAAGTGAAAATAAAAACAATAAATATAATAGAGTTATTGTATCATTTATTAATCCAGATCGTAACTATCAAGTTGATGAAGTTCAATTTCCTCAAATAGATGATAGTGGTTATGCAACAGAAGATAAACACGCAACTATGAAAGCTGCTGATGGTGGTTTCTTACTTGAAGGAAGATATGATTTTAAAACAATTACAAGTCCATATCAAGCAGAAGAAATGGCAGAAGTTATTTTAAGAAGATCAAGAAGTGCAAAAACATTATCAATCAATGCTAGTGCAAAAGCCTATGATATAACAATAGGAGATATTATTGATGTTACCCATTCTTCTTTAGGTTATTCAAGTAAATTATTTAGAGTAGTTGGTCAAACATTTAATCAAGACTTTACAGTAGGATTAAGTTTAATTGAACATTCAGATGCTTTTTATACTTGGGCTACAA